TTATTTCTCATCTAAGAATTTAAATGTATCTTTAAATTCTTTATCTGTTACTTTAATATCCGCTTCTTTCAATAGATCATTGATTACTTGTTGTTTCCATTTACCTGTCGCATCTTGCAGTCTTTGTTGTTCTAAATCTTTTCGAATCGTATCTTTTACTTCATCAAATGGTTTCAATTCTTTTTTATCCGTCACTTTTATTATATGATAACCATAAGATGTTTTTATTGGTTCACTTACTTGTCCTGCATCTAATTTATACGCAGCTTCCTCAAATTCTTTCACAGTTTGACCAGGAGCAAAACCAGCTATTTCTCCGCCTTGTTCCTTTGAACCAGTATCTTCCGAATATTGTTTCGCTAAAGCAGTAAAATCTTCACCATTATTTATTTTCTCTTTTACTTCTTTCGCAGTTTTTTCATCTTTCACTAAAATGTGACTTACCTTCATTTCAGGTTTATGGTTATCTTTCACATCTTTATCTGTGACAGTCGCTCTAATCGCTTTCTCAAGTGCAATTTCTGGCTTCATTTTCTCTTTTAGTTCATCTTCATTTTTTAACCCTACTTGCTCTAAAGCCACTTCAAACTTGTCACCCATTTGTTCCTTCGCTGCGTCTACTTGTTTTTTAGCTTCTTCATCTGAAACTTTATATTTATCTAGCAATGCCTTATTTAACATCATTTGAGATAAAGTACTTTTTCCATATGTTTGCCTTAATTCTTTACTTAACTCTTTCTCTGTCACGTTTCCTACTTTTGATGTTGCAACATTTTCTGAGGAACCACACGCAGACAATGCTAGCGCCATACACGTAATAATAGTTCCCATAAATAGCTTATTCTTTTTCAATTCAAATACCTCACTTTGATAATTGTATATTAGGAACTATACAGCGCTATTGTGAAATTAATGTGTTTTCCGCAAGTATTTCTCTTCATGTAAGCTTTATTAAACACTAAAAGCTAGCATGAAGCCGGTCTTTTAACATCATTTAATCTGCACATGTTCTTCTTTGATCCATTTGTTTCCACCTATATCTACATATCCATCCTGACGATTCCAAATACGATAAGGAATTTTCCCATCGACCGCACCTGTATCATTCCCGTTTGGTCCATCGTACGTTCTAATTTCATATCCAGGTGTGTATTTTGAGTATGCATAATACCATTGCACATTAAAATGCTCTAACTTAGCCCACTGTTGTTCTCCACCTAAACAAATCATATCTTTTTCGCCACCTCCCCAATAACCTTTATAGATTATATATGGGATTTTTTTCGTAAGTCTTCCTGTAAACTGTGGATTCGCAGGATTCTCATATAAATTAATACCGTATCCATCATCATATTTTGAAACTGCAATACCAATTCCAATTGGTTGCTTACTATCTCCAATACTAGATTGATTTGTTTGATTTGAACCTATAAACCAAGAAAGATTTTTATTCCCAATTAATTGATTTAAATCACATTTTCCAATACCAGGAACATTTCCTGAATCAGTATATTGCCAAATATCACAAGGATATGCTGGTTTATTCCCTCCGTAACGAGGAATCCAAATAAAATCAGCATCAATATTGCGAGCTCCAAATGATACATAAGTGTGATGTCCTACATATAAACCAATTTTTTTTGCACCTAATCGGCGTAATTCATCAATAAATGCTTGAGTCCCGCCTTGCATATCTACCATTGTTTGAACTTCTACATCTGCCACCCAAAATTTAGCGTTTTTATCGCCTCGATTCCAAAAATCTTGCGCTTCTTTTTTTGCATCTGAAATAGATATAAAGCGGCAAAACGCATAATTCCCAAATGGGATACTACGCTTCTTCATTTCTTTCACATAACCTTGATACATAAAATCGACCGTATTCGAACCATCTTGAACTCTAGCAATAACTAAATCTAGCTGAGGCGCTGCAATATCCCAATTAATATTTCCATTCCATTTCGAAATATCTACAATATAACCCATTACTAATCAACTCCTTTTTATTATCTTATTCAAAGCTTGTATTATTGTTAGACTCATATGCCTAATACACACTCTCCATAAAATAAATAAATATAATCTCATCATTTTTTCAAAATATAGAACCTATCTAGAATATTTTTCTTTAAATTAAATAGACAAATTTAACTTTCTTACTATTAATATCAGGATAAAACTATAACTAGTGTGCATACTATATGTAAGCTATTTTAGCTTACACTCATGACTGACCTCCAATATTTTTCAATCTCCCTGTAACTAGGCAGCTAAATAATAAAAGCTGTCTAGTTATTTTTTCTTTATGTACAAGAAAAAGACATTTTCGATTCAGGAAAATGTCTTTTCACATTTTAATAATACAGTTTTGGTGTTATATCCTTATTTTGTATATTCCCTTCACTAACAAATCGTACATCACCAGTGCTTGTAACGCAGCTTGTAGAAAATAAAATAGGGATATCGCACACAACGTCGTTCATTACATCATGAAATACATTGGCAGCAACACCTGTAAACGTTTGGCAAAGGTTTGAAATATCATCGTTAAAAAATTGAATAACTTTCGCAGCAAAAACTGGAAAAATAACATTCGCTCCACCTGGTAGCTGTGGTTGTACAACAACTTGTTGAAAATAAGGATTATTTTCTAATGCTACTTGAAATAAATGTGCAATTTCAAATGCATCTAGTGGACATGGAAGCGGATTTACAATCACACTTTTTTCGTTACTAACAACAACCGTTACACTTACATTTCCAAATTCCACGAAAGGTTTTAGAAGCGTAGCTAATGCTATCGCTTTTTCATCGCTCATAGCTTGTACTAAAATAATAAAGTTCCCACCAACTGGAATAAGCGGACCCACTGTTACAGTCGGATCAGCACCTATAGAATTTTTAAGCTCATTAAAATACGTAATCCACGGTGGTGAAAGCTCAACTTGTACATTTTCTTCCACTCTTTCATTCTACCTCCTTATACAATTCTCATTATCATAATATGTAATGATTTTTAAATTGCATAAGGCATTTATATTATTTTTCTTACGTTCGCTATTTATAATAATGAAGCAATTTAAGAAAAGTATGCTATGTTTCTTTCCAAACTTCAAGTATTATGCTGGAATGAGATTCCATGTACCAATACGGCATCTATAATAAGCAACTACACTAAATTTACATATTGTATTTATATGTCTTCATAATCAAAAGAAGATTAACACATAACCTTCTATACTAAGGAGCTGATTTCATGAAAAAAAACCTATCGTATTCAAAGTTCCCCCAAACTCAAAATTAAAATTACATTCTTCGGTCCTTGCGAAGAAGTAATTACAAACGTATCTTTAATTAATCAACTACTCACCACTAACTGCCAGACTGTATCTCAATATCCAGACTTCAAGAAATATATAACTGAAGTCCGATCATTATCAAATTGTTAATCATATAATTTGTGATTTTTCATTTCGAACCGTTCAATAATAAAAAAATAGAAAGAGCCGAATCTTTCTAAAGAAACGGCTCTTTTTTCATTTCACAAAACATAACTTCAATAAAAAACTAAAATAACTCATTAATTGATATTCTATTGATATTTCGTTGATATTCTACACATATTAATGAAATAAGCATATATTATCGTATGGAGGTACTCCACTCATAAAACCTATCTTTCTTTTGAGTATACTTTATTTGTATGCTCTTTTTTTATTCTTTACTTACCATTACCCTGTTCATATTTCCGAAGATCCCCCATACAAACATTAAGTATTTCAAAAAATCATCTTCTTATTAATCGCTATGAATATAAGTTTAACAATTTATCTATAGCTACATTTTCAGCATCACTTAAATCGACAAAATATTGAAGTTGCCATAGTTGACTCTTCTTAGCCTGATTACTAACAGGTTTATCCCAAATAGGGTAAATCCTCATAGCCATTTTCCCTTTTTGGTTTTGAGTTTTTAATATTTTTTCTTTTAGAAGAATCTCTTTTGGAAAAATAAATTGTCCTAGTTTATTATCCGCTATACAAGTAATAACTAAAAGATTAGGAGCCGAATCATAAGAAAATGCCTGATTTTTCATGGAAGCATCCTTTTCCCAAAAAGAAACAAATTGTCCAATCTTATTAGGCGTAATTTTTGATACTCTAAATCGTATACTTCTATTATTTAGCTGGAATATCCCTCCTGCATATTCTGAGTTTTGCTTTTCTTCTTTTTGGTTAGTAACGAATAGATTATTAGGTTTGTAAATCATTTCATCTAGTTTTCCAACTATATTACTAAAATCAATCATGTAAACGCACCTTTTTTATTTTTCAGTATACCAAGAACATTCGTTCTTGTATATCAAACTTAAACTTTAATCAAAAACCACTGTAAAGATACTTAAACGAATGATAGCTTTGTATCGTCTTTTCAAAGATTATTTTATCTACTCCATCCATAACTTCAAATTTACTTTTATAATACTTATTACATATACTATTCCAATTTTTCGCGTTATTTATTATTATATTAACATATCAACAAAAACGAGGTACATATTACATGACTCAATCCAAAATTGACTTTGGCTCCATAGAGCACCCTTTCTTCCTATTAATTTTATATCTTATCGCAATTCTTTTAACACTCGGCATTACATTTAGTATATGTCATTCCCTTTTACTAAATTTAAATGCACCGAGTTGGGTAGCAAAACTATTATCTATCGTATTAACTCTAGGTGTTGCTTATCAAGTATTTATGAACTTATTTTAATATATTACCAATTTAACACCTTTAACTAAAAGGCCCTACCATAAGGTAGAGCCTTTTTTTAAAAAATAGTCCATAAATCACAAACATCTCTTTTATTTTATTGGAGATGGGAATCTTGCGGCTTCAAAATGCGTACTAATAAATCCTGGATCGTTTTGTATAATCAGTCCATCTACATCACTCTCAGCAAAAATTTCAACTACATCTCCTGCATGTAATTCAAGTATTGTTGAAACAGCTACGACATTTGCAAAATTGGATGGACCAAAAAAGTCATTATCTATTGCTATAGCTGGATTACCATTTATCCGAATTTCTACCCGCGCTCTATAATTCGCATTACTATCGTTAGGTGCAAAGCTGATTGTACCAATAACAGAGTAAACTCCTCTAGTCTCCGGAATAAAATCCGAAGTTGTCGGGTTATATTCATTTGCTAAATCAAATTGTTCATCTTGGAATAATACTTTAACAAAAGTATTTGCAGTGACATTTTGATTTACTGTACTAACCGCTCTAAAAGCAGATGCCCTTACAAGCTTATGCTCCTTATGATCGCAAGAACAGTCATCATATTTTTTACAGTCCTCTCTTCTCTTTTTACAACAATCATGATTTTTCTTTTTGTACATATATATCGCTCCTTTCTATTCTATTACTGCATACTATGCATGCTAGACTTGGAAAGTTTGGACGAGCTTTTGCTACTATTAATGTAAAAAAACTCCACCAAAAAGCGGAGCTAGTAAAAATTTATTCTTCTTTAACATTTATACAATTGGAGATGGAAATCTAGCAGCCTCAAAATGAGAACCATCTTCTGTACTACTAATAACCCCTTCTATACTACTTTGTGCAAAAATCTCGACAATATCACCTGCATGTAATTCAAGTATTGTTGAAACACTTACTGCATTACCAAAATTTATTGGACCAAAAAAGTCGTTATCTATAGCAATTGCCGCATTTCCATTCACACGAACTTCTACACGCGCTCTGTAATTTAAGTTTGTATCATTCGGAAAGAAACCAATCGTTCCAATTACGGAATAAACACCTCTAGTCTTCGGAGTAAACTCTGATATTGCCGGGTTATATTCATTCGCTAAATCAAATTGTTCATTCTGAAATAATACCTTTACAAAAGTATTGGCTGGAAGATTTTGATCAACTGTATTTACAGCCCTAAAAGCAGATGCCCTTACAAGGTTTTTCTCCTTATGATTGCAAGAACAATCATCACATTTTTTACAACAATTATAATGCTTCTTTTCATACCCCTTACAATTGTAATAGTAAGACATAAAAATCTCTCCTTTCTAAGCTACTCCTGCATACTATGTATGCTAGACTTGGAAAGTTTGGACAAGTTGTTGCTATTACAAAAAATAAAAAGGCCCCACCATAAGGCAAAGCGCTCGTTTAAAATGTTGCTTATTTCATTAGTACAAAACATTAGGTCTCACCAACTCAGATTTTCAGAGGCAAATGCCTCCTCCATGCAATCTAATTATTAAATAGGTTTTTTGGTTCAATGGGATATGCAATATTTCAATATTCCTTTATTATCGTTAAGTTGTTAACCCCTCTTAAAATCCCTTTAAAATCAACATTCCTTCTATGACAAATACTCTTTCATCCTTTACAATTACCTTTAATATTCCAATATTATTATTGTAAATTATCGATCTATACAAACATATAATTTTTGTGTATTCTATGGACAAGGATTAAGGTAAGAGTTACTCTTTGCCCTTTTTCATAATTTTTTATAGTAAAGTGTCTAAAATTTATAGACGGCTGGCAATAAATTTCGCCAAATTCTTATCGTCATCTTTCATATCTTCTTGATCTGCGTTTCAGTAAATCCTTTGTATACCGCAAACACTTCTGCATTTGGACCCATTCTTATTGTCCTCTTTTGTACACGATAACTATTTTGTTTAAATTCTCCTTACTTTTAATTAATATTTCTTAAAATCCAAATAAACAGTTGTATAATGTAGTTAACCAATTATTAGGAGTTTTTAAAATGTCAGAAACCATAATAATCTGCTTATATATTGTTTTCGGTATAAGTGCAATATTCGGCTTGATAAAAGAATTTCAAAAACCAGAGAAAAAACATTCTATGATTTTATTTGAAATATTAATTTTAATAGCAGTTATATTCACTTTATATAGGATATTAATCTAAAACATATAATGAAAATAATTTTAAGTCTAAGGCAGTTAGGATTCCCTAACTGCCTTAGACTTAAAATGATGCGATTTTTAGAATTTAATTATAACGGTCCACATTTCGTTTTCTCGTTGTTTTGAGGCTATACTGATTGTGTATTGAACATCTACAAAAAATCTCTGGCGAAAAAGAGTGATACAGTAATGTCTATACTTACTACAATTTACTTTGTCCTACATATGACAACACCCTCATGTGGATTCAGAAGTTTGACACATCTGAAGAAAAAGCTTATAAAGAAAAGTGAAGTTCCATTGTTTTCACAATCTAAAACATACATAACTTCATAACTCAAAACAAAACACTTTAAGATTGTGAATAAACATGTAGAACATAGGTGGAAAAATTACTAAGTTTACAAATACGAATTGTAAATTTAAATTCGTATTATATTGAAAGGAGTTTTAAACATGAAAGAAATTAAAACAGAACAAGAATTCAAAGACATCATCGCAAGCGAGGAGCCAGTAGTTGTTAAGTTCTTTACTACATGGTGCCCAGATTGCGTAAGGGTGAAGTAGTACGTTTTATGCATTGTTATGCAACGTTAATAATCATTAATATATAAGGGTTTAGAGGACATATCAGCGACCATTTCCCTCTTATCATTACTAAGAAGTATTCGTTTAGTTTGCATTATCGTTTGCAATCTGGTTTGCAAACTTGTTAGCACTTTTTTAAATTTCTTCTATTACATACACCTTCACAAAAACATCATACCTAGCTGCTAACTCTTCAAGTTTCTTTTCTCTGTATTTTGTTACCGTAAAGAAATGAATCACTGGCATTTTCCCGTTATATTTCTGTTTATATATTTGCGTGAACTCTTCGTACTTTTTTAACTTCTCTTCATTCACTTTCATTTTCTGCGAACGATCTACTTCGACTGCATGGAGAATACCATCTTCATTTCGATACTTCACATCAGGAATGATTCTTTTTTTCTCACCATTTTTTTTGTAACGGATTTCGGTTTCTATTTGCCAATCATCAGGACAATATAAATTCAGCCATGTGAGGTGGTACAGTAAAACTGGAACACAGTATAGAGATAAATTATTCTATATGAAGAGGTGTTTCAGATGAAAAAACAGTATGATGAAATGTTTAAAAGACAATGTGTTGAATTGGTGATCAAAGAAGGTCGTTCTATTTCAAGTATCCAGAGAGAATTTGACTTGGGTAACGGAACTCTAAATGTATGGATTAAAAAATATTCTACACAGATTTCCTCCTGTGAAAGCAATGAACTGGAAGAACTACGTTCTTTACGAAGAGAAATCCAGGCGTTAAAAAAGGAAAATGAATTTCTAAAAAAGGCGGCAACCTTCTTTGCCAGCAACCAAAACTAACACGCTTTCAGTTTATAAGACAATATAATCAAATATTTGGAGTGCGCTGGCTTTGCCATCGATTACAAGTGTCTGTTAGTGGTTTTTACGACTATATTCATCGTAAACCCACTGAAAATCAGAAAAAACGTAAAAAGACAGCGGCTTATATTGTCATGCAATTTAAATGTTTAAAAGGAAGAATGGGGTATCGAAAGTTGTACCGTTATCTTGTAAACAAGGGAGTCAAGGTTACGTTGTCACAAGTAAGACAAGCGTTATGCAAAGCCGGCTTGCAGTCAAAAGTTGTCACTTATTATAAGAAACGAAAACAAGAACACCGTACATTTCCCAATGTATTAAAGCGATCCTTTAAACCTGGTAAGAAAGACATACCAACTGTAGTATGTGATATTACGGAATTCCGTTTGATGAATGGGATGAAAGTATATTTTTGTGCGGCATTAGATATTAGCACCCGACGGGTGCTTGGTTATTCGTTAGATACTTGTCAAGATGCTCAATTAGTAAAAGACACAATTCAACAAGTAAAAAACACATATGGGAAACGAGAAAACATATTATTTCATAGCGATCAAGGATCACAATTTAGCAGTTACCAAGTGACTGATTTTTGTAAACAGCAAAAAATTCAACAAAGTATGTCCCGAAAAGGAAACTGTTGGGATAATGCAGTAATAGAATCTTTCTTTAGTATCTGTAAGCGAGAATGCTTACATGGAGAAAAGCTCATTTCCCTGTCCCAAGTGAATCAGTTAGTAGCTGAATTTATTTATATGTACTATCATTCTGTTCGTCCTCATTCAACATTAAACGGAATGACTCCTTATCAATATTCAAAATCAATTGCGTAATCTAATTTGTGTTCCAGTTTTTCTTGACCAGGTCACACTTCTGACATATTCTCACCAAAGGCCATTGCTTCATATGAGCCAACGCACGCTAAAGATTGTGACTTTGCATTTTTACGCCCTACTTGCCAATATGCCTTTTTAAATCGACGTAATCCTGTATTTCGGTGCACCCATCCATAAATATTGCTAAATACAAAAATTTGTATCGAATGTGGTTCAATTCTCTGACCTGCTAACTTTCCTTTTGTATGTTTAAAAAGAGACATCCACTTTAGGAAACGAAGTGCTTTTTCTTCTTTAAAAACATATGGAAAATCTTCAGAACCTTCACGTTCAATATCTCTTAAAAATCGTTTACAAGCCTGTTTATGCTTCTGACAAGCAACAACTTCATCATTCAGTACATCATCACAGTAGTCCAACATCCATTGTCTGATCATGTTATACGTCAAACTCCTTTTCTACATTGGTTTTGGGACCTTGTTTTATATTTGGAATGACTATTTTTGCTCTTGCACTTGGAGTTAACCCTAGTTCAACCTCTAGAGCTTTCATTTGTTCATGAAATTGTTTCTTCTTGGTAAGTAATGGATGTGCAACCTTATTCGTCTCAGCCGCTTTGTTCGTATATTCGACCATTAGCCCTTCTTCACGAACAATCTTGGTGGATTCTACATAGTCTGAATACGCATCACAGTACCTTGCTAATGCATTTACATCTATGTTTGTAATGACATCCAAATCCAATAACTCACCCGCAATTCGTTTAAATTCTTTCTTTGCAATGGAATCTAACCATGTTGGTGGTTTTACCTTATCCTTTTTGGCTTGTAACTTTTTTTCAGCCACTAACCTTTGATCGATTTCTTCTTTTGTTAGTCGGTTTGTATTTCCTTCTAATAAATGTAGATGAATCGGTTTCGCTTTTCTTCCTATGAGAACCCCCTCCTTCAGCCGAACCCCCTTTTATGGAATAAAACGAACTTTTTACACGGAAAGCTAAGCGGCGGTCTCCAAGGAACCGCCTTTTGCTTTTTTTACGACGGGGGTATTTTCGTCCGCTTTTAAGACAAATTTATCCGTGATTTTATATAGATGCAATGTTATCCTTATACTTGTAACTTGTAGTTACATGCAGTTTCCCTAAACAAGTATCCTGGAGGCCCTAGACTCATTCTAGGGCCTCTTCCCGTTTATCCAGAGTGATTGATATACTTGTACGCTTTCCTCCTTTTTAGTCATCTTCTGTATTTCTTCTCGTCTTCTTTTGTTTTCTTGTTATGACAAGCATGACAAAGTGTTTGTAAATTATTTGGATCTAACCGCCTTAGCCAATCCACAAGCAACGGAATGGCATGATCTACTACATCTCCCATCTTAATAATGCCATTCATTCTACACTGAACACATAATCCATAATCTCTACGATAAACAAACTCACGCATAACTCTCCATGGTTTGGAGTTATAGAATGAACGTGAGCATTTGTTTCGAATATGTTTGTCATAATATCTTACGGTTTCTTTTTCCTTTGCGATATGTTTAGCACAATACTTATCCCGTGTTAGTTCATTGCAACCTAAGGACTTACACGGCTTAAATGGTTTACTTGGCACCTGCCATCCTCTTCCTCAATCGTTGCATCTCATCCTCAATAGCAAGATTCTTTTTATTAATCCGTTCATGGCACTTGATTATAGCCAATTGACACTTACGAATTTTATCATTCACATATGCAGCAACATGCTCATGGCCACAATGAGGACACGTGAAGTAACACTTCTCAATGCGATTACAAATCTGCTCTACGTGTGGTTGCATATCATAATCTTCATTACAGCTAAAACAATAAACTTGTATCTCCCCTCACTCCTTGTCCTTCAGAAATTCATCCACCGTCTTACTTAACACACTAACCATCGCTTCTCTGCATTGCTTTGGTGTCATATCATCACTTATTTCATTATGCAAAAATACGGCTTTTTCTAATTTCTGTGGATGAATATGTTCCTTGACTAATTCCAATCCGAGAATGTTATTAATTAATTTACCAATAATGACGGTTTGTTCTTGTTTGTTTAGTATCATTTGTTCTCACTCCTCTTCAAAAATAAAGTACCCAGATGGATACTTTCACTCTAAATCCTTATTTATTTTTTCAATTCTAAATACTGAAGGTACATGAGGTTGCATTCTTATATTAGACTCTTCAATTGCTACTATATACCGCGGATTTAAAGCAACTTGCATTTCGTTTCCTGTTTCCACATCTATATGAGGTAACACAACAAAAGTATTAAGGAATTCTCCTTCACCATTTACAAGTGTCTTTCCAATGAGGGAACCAAGCTGAATCGATACAATATATTCTTTCCCATTTGATAAAATAATCTTAGACAAGCTGTCCATCGATATCCCACTCCTTACTTTGTCAAAATGACCAATTCATCATATATTTTATATATACTTTATATGTCCATTTTTCATATCTATGCCTCTTTCTATCAAAATACATATAAACGTAAAAAGAGAGCAACCAAGGAAATGGCTGCTCTTGCATCATTTATATAGAAAGTAAGGTCTTTGGAAAAGCACTATCAATAGGTGTTGTCCTATGCTTCATTATATGCTTATTCTTAGAAAAAAGTTCTAGAAAACACATTATTTTGGTTTTAAAAACCATTCTTCTGCATATACTAAAAATGGTTGGAAAACTGACGCTGTCTACTGTTTATCTCAGACCCTTAACTTAGTAAACAGTTACAATCCATCTGTTTTCCTCCAACATTTCTTTCAGAAGGGTGAAGAATGCGAATGGATATCCCTTATCCCAAAACTAACCTACCACACATCTATATCTTCGCATTCTTCATTCCTTCATCCATACATCATTCACCCCTTACTGCCTTAATCCACCACCCCATTATAAATCCTATAAAACAGAGCACCTCCATAATAAAGTACTCTCTTCTAGTACAGCTTGTACTGCATTTACTTATTATTAAAAAATCACCCTAAAAACTTAATCTAACATTATGTATTATTTAGCCCCTCTTTCAACCGCTAAGCATATATGTTTAACTTTCCCGGTTATACATTCATGTCTAAAACTTAGCGGCTGAAAGAAGAGCAAAAGCTCTTCCGAATTACAATGGATGCCCGTAAATCTACTTATACATATATTGTAAAAATGGTTTCCGCCATCATTTACCTAATTTAAAATACCATACGATTCTATATTCAACTATCTGTTTTTTGTCCTTTATTAAAGAACATTTTCCCACCCTCACTACGATGCCTGCATGTTAAAATACATATACCCTAATTAAATTTCTGCGAGGACATAAAAACTCACTTGTCCTCCTACTCACTTACAGAGCTACATGATTTGTCTTATACAGACCATGTAACTCTCTTTTTTATATCAAGCTATAGACTTATCTTGCACATTAGCATTCTGTGAGAACATACGAAAAAAATTATAATTTTTTAATAACTTTATCCCTACTTTTTCTTTTCCTCCTTACATATAAAAATAACGATTACATTCTCATCACCATTATCTAAATTTCACCATATAATACTATTAATATAAATTACTTTTAAAGGATGAATAACTATGAAGTTCAAAAAATTACTCTTAACTGTCTTATGTTGCTCATTATTCCTAATTATACCCCCGATCAGTGTGAGCGCTCAAGAAGGACAACCTATCATTTCTGATAAAAATACAACGAATCCCTCTGTCTCTACCTCTCCTTTCTTTCCATCCATCCTTCCAAGTTTCCAAAAACTGCACACACCATCACCGGCGAATCTTCCTCAACAACTTATCATCGTCCAAACCTCCGGCAACTATAATCAACAAGAAGCCTCCAATATGATACAGCGTATTAGCAACATTGATAGCAAAACTCTATATGCTCTTTACCATAAAAATATTCATATTAAACTCATTAACTTTCCTATCACTTATTTACCCGAATATTCTTATTTAAGAGGGCAAATCCCTAGAGGCTGGGAAGGTACAGGCTCTACCTGGGACTCTGTTCCAGGTATTGGCGGAAATCCTGTTGTTGCTCGTATAGGATATAGTAATTACGGTAATATGCATACTTCAATCAATCTTGAACTACACGAAACCGCTCACGCTATTGATCGTTATGTATTCCAAAACATTAGCTATTCACAAGAATTCTTAAGGATTCATAGTCGTGAATATAATTCCTTTTCCAACAGTTCTTATTACTACTATCCAGAGGAATATTTTGCTGAAGCCTATGCATACTATTACTTGAATAGTTCTACCCATGAAACTTTAAAAACACGCGCTCCTTATACCTACGAGTTCATACAAAAACTACCTCTTCGTTTATAATTGTATCCATGCACATGTATTAGCGATACAACAATTTTTCAAGTCATTCATACCACATCAAAGATTCCCTGTTTACTCTAAATAAAGAAATAAGATGACAGAGTAACATTCTTTTTTGTAAAAATAATTACTACAAGAATTGGTATTTTTCTATATACAAAATAAAGAGCATCTTTAAAGATGCTCTTTCCACTCAACGGCTACATTCAATCTCGCACCATCGAAAACTGGTTTCGGATTTTAGATACCGTCATTATGAACCGTTTAGAATTTTAATAACAACATCGTGAGTTGTGTTTTCCGACACTTCCCACTGTACAAATATAACACGTTAATTCCAAAATAATCGACACATTTTCTGCCAAAAAGCGGTCATAACTCTGCCAACATTTTTCATAGTTCAAATTTTTCCACAGCACCTGTTAATTCTACTGGTACACCAAATATACTTTTTTTCATTTCTGTCATTTTCTTTTTAATAATCCAATGTGGATAATTCAACTCTTCTAGAATATTTCTAAAATAAGTTGGATTCAGCTTTAACATATCAGGATTTCTTCCCGTATTCCTTTTATATTTAATGATTACTTCTAATAGTTCTTCATTTAACATGAATCACAATTACCTCCCCTTACAGTTTATATTTATGTATATACACCATCCGATTTCTCGATACCTGCAGTTACCCATATCTTATATTGTGTGTAACTGCCCCCTTCGCTGAATCCCTTGCTATCATTGATTTTATTTCACTTTCTCTTTTGAGTTACACAGTACGAACTTTATGAGTAACTGTATACATTTAAAAAGAAAAAGCAATGATTAGATTTTAAACCTAGTCATTGCTTTATCCATCGCATCTTGATTAACCCCTATATAACGTAACGTGACCTTCTCTGACGAGTGATTGAATATCTCCATGAGTAATGCTATGTTTTTCGTTTGCATGTACATATGATACCCGTACGTCTTTCTTAAAGTGTGTGTTCCTATTTCATCTAATCCGAATTCTGCCGCTGCTCCACTTAGTATCTTATATGCCATGCTACGACCAATAGGACGATTCTTACCTTGTCTACTTTGTAATAGATACTCATTATCTTCTCTATCTTCAATAAACCACTTAAGTTCTCTTTTCAGTGATGCTGTAATTTGTATTCGTTTTTGTTTCCCTGTTTTCTTTTCTCTCATAGAGATATGGCTGCCTTTGACATCTCCTACTTTCAATTTCAAAATATCTGAGATTCTGAGACCTGTATTAATGCCCATAATGAAGAGAATGTAATTACGCAAGCTCTTTTCCTTAAAATACTCTTTTAGCTGCTGTATTTGCTTCTGGATCACGTATTGGTTGAACAAAGTTCATAGGTCATCTCCCCCATAATTCTTCTTTATCTCATATACTTCTAATCCGAGTGCAAACGCTAATTTATAAACACTCTCGCTTTCCAACGTCCATATGTACGTTCTGCCATACCAATTTCGTTATAAACCATATAATCATATACACATTCTTCTTCTAAATAGCGCTTGTTAATAATATCCCTTTGAATTTTCCCAGCATATCCATTTCCTAATCGGCTTAGAAACTGATCAATACGAAAAGACATCTTTTTCAACCATTCTTCTCTTTCCTGTTGCTTTATATTTGCTAGAGCAACATCTTCTAACGGTTTCCCTACATCATTTTGTTGGACCATGATATCTTACTTCACAAGAAGGAGTGACTTTCATTTCTTGACGAATCATTCCAAACTGTCTATAAATACGGACTTCTTCAAGAACACCTTCCAATTCCTTTTGCGTTGCCGCTCTATCGATTTTTGGTAAGAAAGATAATTGTTTAGTCATGTAAGACCACTCCTCGTATTTTTTAATTACTTTTGTCTTAAAGCTCCACGTCTACGTTCATAACGTGGCCCATGCATCCCCATTAAATCTTCAATTTCACGAGTGCTTAATTCCTCTTTTCGTTTTTTCTTCTTTTCTTGTTTTGATTGCTTTTTCCACTCACGTAATTGATCTCTTAGCACCTTCATCTCCCCATTTCCCTTCGCAAAATAAAAAGGACACCTATTCCTAAAACAGCTTTAATTGCTGCTTTAATGAATTGGTGTCCTCTAGTTTTCTAGCCGGACTATATTCTATTTTCATTTATTTGATGATACCAGCCCGAACAAAGATATTTCTCCAAACTTTGTTGACTTGTTGTTTATCAAGGGCTGTCGCACGACGAGCGATAGCTTTTCTTATTTTCTTTTTCTTTGCATTTGCCATTCCTCTCTCATCCCTTTCATACAAACGTATCTCATTTCCATTTTTGAGCGTTTTACTCCTTTTGATACCTATTACATTCAAAAATAATCTAGACGTGAATTGTACCTATTTTATAAATTCCTTTTTCTCCACCAAAGGATTATTTTATTAAGTTTTTCACAAGCTATATCTTCGGATTTTCAGAATCAAATGAACCTCTAGACACATACACCATATACTAATTTAAATACTTCCTAAGAAAGTAGGTGAAAGCTATGCCAGCTATTCTTGGAAACCTTGTCGTACAAACCAGTAACGGTTCTTTCAACTTAGGCGATTTTTATAACGTTTCTCCAAAAGCAAATACAAAATCTTATAATGGTTCAGGTTCATCAAATAATGCTTTTATTACCAATAACTTTAGCGGTGTTAGTGCGACAAATACATTCGATTCTGATGTTGCAGATCAAGATCAAATAGTATCAAACTAAAATTTCCCACTCCCCTCTCTCCTGAATAAAACCCAATATTCCGTCAATAATATAGATAGGCTGTTAGCCAGAACTCATTTAAATGTCCCTACTCTTTCTCCGATCCCCACGGAGAACCGAGCAGTTAGCTTTTGCTAGCTGCTCTTTTTAGATTTCGTCTCTCATAATCAAATTCAACCTCATAATTACCTGGTCCAAAATTCCTAATTGTTTATTAACGCCATCACGATATTCTTCACTATGAATTTTTGAAAAGCCATTTCGGACCCGTTTTAAATTGGATGCTCTTCTTTATAAATCATTAATAAGTTGGTTAACTTCTTCAGATTTCAATCCGCTCATCCTTTTCTATTCAAATAACGCTTTTGTTTGGTTTTAAATACTTTCATTAATCTTATCGATAAGCTCGCTTAGCTCCGTTAATGTTTCCATGTCTGATGTATTATCTGCAATCTCTTGTAACTTTGTAGATAATGCTAATAGGAAATCAGTTGATGCATGCATCTTTTTCACTCTCCGATTCTTATAAAATTCAAATTTGATTATATTGTTTTCTTAGTGCTCTCCCTCCAATATTGCTGTAAAATCTATTATTGGAAGGAGGTGGAATATATGGTGATTATAAATATGCTCGATGGTGAAAAAATTGAAATCCATGAAGATACTATTTTAGTTGGAATCAACAATGCTCCACGTACTGATAAACCAAACGAACAATTATTTTACCTTCAGCAAATGTACATAGGTAATGTGCAAGGCGATTTTGAAAAAGAAGGTTCTGCAATAGCTACTTTAGATGAAAGATTAGGAATTGGCGGATTCCTGCTTTCACATGACATGTTTTCAATTGGTGACGACAGTGATGCAACTTTATATCTTACATCAGCTGTTAAATCTATCAGCGTAGTCTAATATTGTGCCAGCGTGCTAGCTTATGAGCTAGTACGCTATGTTCTTTTTCTAACTCCTTTAACCAATCCATGCATTTATTAGTAAATTCATTTCTTGCCTTTACCTCATCTTCTAGTACAAGTACGGACACATATCCTTCAGACTCATTTTTATACTGAACTTCGGAATATACACTTCTATAATGATCGTTCATTTGTGGAACTTGTCCATCTAACGTTTTTGCACGAAACACTTCAATCATTTTCGTTTTTTTCATTTCTTACCACCCTTTATTTAAAAATCTATATTTAACATTACTTCACATCGACACGTTTTTGACTAGCTTCCCTGCTAAATCCATCTGGATATCTTGTTGCTAATTTTGCGATATTCATTTGAGCAATATCTTCTAATGTATATCCCATTTCGTGGGCCATAATGGAGATATAGTACATAATGTCCCCCAACTCTAAAGCTAATTTATGAGTATTCCCGTCCTCTTCACCTGGACAATGAGCTGGCTCGAATCTATGACCATGAAAAATAGCTTTTTTTACAATATCCGCAACCTCACCAGATTCTCCCGTAAGTCCTAATGCTGCATTTAAAACACATCCACCGAAATCGTTATTTATATTCCATGTGCGTAATGTTGCTTCTTGGTATTGATCTAATTCAGAAATTTGATTGAAATTCATTGCCGCTTGTACTTCCTTTGATTTACTGATTAATTTTGTTACTTCAAATGCTCCATTTTTCATTGCTTTCATTTTGTTTTCCCCTTCCTATTTAGCAAATCCCTAATCCTATCGGACGATTTTTAATTAAATCCTGATCAGCTTGATCTATTACAAGGAGCGCCACCTCCGCTTGGTGCCTCCTTAACGCTTTTGCCATCTTTGGTAAACTCATACCTTGACTCCACATTTCACGAAAACGAATTACATCTCTTTCATCCCAAATGAAGTTAGCTTCCTCTAAAGCGATGTATATCTTTAACCTTGATTCCTTCATCGCTTCATGGTTTCTTGCTACACTCATAAGCGAACCTACTTTCTAAAAGTGATTATTTTATCTTTTTAGTAAACTTAGTATCCACACGATCAACTCTCCCATTAATCCAAACTGCAACTTGCTCACCGAACCCGTTCTCCGGTGGATTGAATGCTGTAACATTTCCATCCTTCACTATTAAAAGCTTATTGCTACTAACATCAATTTCTACTTTTTTCATATATCCATCTCCCTTTTACTAACGCATGTACTCGACAACATCAGGCTTAAAGCCACTTCCTAAATAAATCCGTACTGGAATTGCTTCTTTTTTATCCCTTGCTGCCTTGCACAATTCTTCAGCTGTTTCCCAATTAAAAAGCTTATCTACAGCTCGTTGAAATCTCCAAATTGCCATTGTATATTGTTCAAAGATGTCATAACGATCATCTTGTTTAGTTGTGCGTGGTAATTCATCCGTACACTTAGCATTCTTGGGAACTTGGACACGCACATCAGCATATGTAACGCTTCCAGTTCCTCTCTTCACTTTTGCTTTCATTACATCGAACTCACAAATTGCTGGCTCTACATCGAAAATATTTAGTTGTTTAGCCATTTACCATCCCACTCTTCTCAATAGCATCCAACAACTCACTTGCACCTTTTTTGCTCAAAAACATCCTTCCGTCCAGTAATTCCAAGTTGGATTCAGACACATCACCTGTTACAAAGCATGATTTTTCTTGTTTTCTTAAAACCATGTTTTCCCCATCAACATGAAAGTCTAGTGCTGTACCTTCAGCAATCCCCAAAGTTCTGCGTAACTCTACTGGAATTACTACACGCCCTAGCTCGTCCGCTTTTCTTACAACACCTGTGTTTTTCATACCTTACTCCCCTTTAGTATTTTTATATTTGCTTAATATCTCATCCAACCGTTTCTGATTATCATTTTGAACTTGCTGTGGTTGTTGTATTGGTTCAGGTTCTTCTCGATGATGTAACCATTCTGGTACAGCTTCCGCTCGTTTGGCATAACCTTTACCAGTACGCTTTTTACTTTGTTGTTGTCTTCGGAATTCTGCTTGCGCTGCTTCTACATCTTGAATTGTTTTAAAGCCTTGTTGATGCCAATCTTTTAGAATCCCTTTTGTATAAGACCAATTACGTTTATTGTTTTCTAAGGTGATTTTCATAGCTTCTACTACTAAATCTTGATTGAGATCATCTACCCATTGATTTATTTCTTCTCCCATAAAAGGAGATATAACCCCGAAATTTTTCATATAAAAATCGATAGCCGGATTTTCTACTAATGAAAATGTTTCTTCTTCTTTTTCTTCTTCTTTTTCTTCTTCTTTTCTTCTTCTTTTCTTCTTCTTTTCTTCTTCTTTTCTTCTTTTTCTTCTTCTTGCCCCCGATTCGTATCACGGTTCGTTGACGTATCGTAATACGAATCGTTAATATACGTTTCAATTAACTTTTTAATGGATTTTTGCTCTATATGTTTACAAATTGGAATTAGCAAGGATATGTTCTTTACTGCTTTTAATTCTTTCTTAATTAAATCTTCCACTGGTTTGCCCGCTTTTTTCAGATTGTATTTACCCCAATTGAAAATCACTAATTCTCTAGTTTCATCATCGTACTTTATTAACTTGTGATATTCCTCAAATCGCTGCATTAAAGCCTTTATAGTCTCGTGTGAGTATCCTGTTTCGAAAGCCATTTGTTTTTTAGTAATTTGGTATACTCCAATTTGTTTAGTTTGTGGATTTGTTAATAAATATAAGAAGAAAAATTTATCCTCAGGCGTAAAATCCTCTTGCACCTTTACATCATTCCAAAACGATGTGTGAACTTGTCTAAATATAGCCATATTATTTGTTCCTCCTTTTGCAACCAACTAAAAAATCTATTTATTTTTATCCGCTTGTACTACTTACTGAATTCCCGTGATATACTTATAACAAGTGTTTTTTCTAAAGGGACCCATTGCAGTGGGTCTTTTCCTTTTGTTCTACATCACTCCAAGCCCATCTTTTGATTGGCTCATATGTGATGTATCCTAACCAGGCACTACAGACAATTAACATTCCGAATATTGATAATGATGTTGTATCTTCCACTAAATCACCTCCTTTTGTGCTTCAAGCCATGCTTCTAAGTCCTTTTGCAGAAAAAGTAGTTTTCGGCCTTCCCTAATCACCGGAAAGTGTGGGTGATTTGCTAATTCATACATTCTAGAAACTGCTATATTGAGATAAGCTGCCGCTTCCTTAACTCGCATTACTTTATTTGGTTGTGATTGTTGTTGGAATTCAGCTAAAGCTGCTCTAATCTCTTCTCTCACAACTTCACGAATAATTCCTTTTAACGATTCCTCTAAGTTCATAAATACACCCCCTACATCATCTTTTTATTTTCTGCTTGCTTTTCTATCCACTCGTAAAATTTATGAGTATTGATCATCCACCGTTTACCTTCTCTAAATGCCGGAAAGCCATCAATTTTAACAATTTCATACATTCTGTTCTTACCAACTCCCAAGATCTCCATTGCTTCCTCTAAAGTTAGCAAAGGCTTCTGTCTAACAACTTGTTGCTGTTGGTTTTGTAGTATTTCTATTAATGGTTGAATTGCTTTTGTTACTGCTTGTTGGATTTGTTCTTCAATTGTCATTTTCTTTTGCTCCTCCCCATTCAACTTAACTTTAGATTAAGCTGAGGTCAAAAAATTTTAATTGCATCTAGTTTAACTTTAAAAAACTCAGCAATTTTTACAATTAAATCATAATAAGGACGGCGTTTGCCATTTTCTATGTACCAATAATACACCTCGGTAATACCAACGGCTTCAGCTACTTCCTTACATGTGTATCCTTGTTCTTCACGTAGCTGTTTTAGAGTTTTCATTTGCAACTCCTCTCTTCCGTTTTTGTTGTTAAGTTCATAATAACTTAACCTTTAGTTAAGTTCAAGTCTTTTATTTAATTTTTTTAAGAAAATTCCCTCTTCCAACTTAACTGACAGTTAATATATAATGTCAGTAAGGTTATATAAAATAAAATGTGCATAATATAAAACAATATAAATAAATTTTGGGGAGCTTGGAATATGTTTAATCATGAAAGGTTAAAGTCGCTAATTGAAAAAAGAGGGGTTACTCAACAACAATTAGCTGATGCAATTGGTGTTAGCCATGTTTCTGTTTATAACTATGTTGAGGGAAAAAAACAACCAGGTACACGTACACTTCAAAGGATAGCTAATTATTTAAAAGTCACTACTGATTATCTGTTTGGATTATCTGATTCACCAGATTTAACAGTAGATCAAAATCTACATCTTACAAAAGAAGCTCAAGAAATTCTACAAATCATTAATAAATTACCTGAAGAGCAACGAAAAAAGGCACTGGAACAACTAGAAATGTTTGTGAATTATGAAAAATCTAAAGGGAATATTTAAAGAAAAAAGACTATCCGAAGATTAGATAGTCTTTTTTACATTGCTTTTTCTCTTTTAGGCTCACTCAAGCAGATAGATAATAATTTTTCCTTTGGATTATCTTCTTCTTGTAAAAGTAATAATGCTTGTTTAATCAGATTAACTTCCCCTTCTGTATTCTTCAT